GCGACTCTAAATCAACTCAATGTTACAGGAGTATCAACATTGACTGGTAGATTAACTGCGACTGAGATAAATTCTGCGAGTTCTAATGTGGTTAGATTATTACAAAGTGGCACTCAGGTTTTCAATACAATCGGAGCTGGTGTATCAGTAAGTAATACATTAAAAATAGGAAGTTTAAATGGGGGTACATCTGGTTTATCAACACATGATGCAGCATTAATTTATGGTGATGAATCTGGTGTGAACGCATTTATGACCAGAAGATCTTTAAATATATTGAATAATGACACAGGTAATTTCAATTACTTCCTCAACATCAACAATTTAAAAGACAGTGGCACAGATCGCACTGGGGATTTCGTATGGCATAAAGCATCTAATGCTTTGATGACTTTGACAGGTATTGGTGGTAGTTTAGGAATAGGAGTCACAACACCAGCAGTAGCACTTGAAGTTGTTGGGGGAGCAACTATTGGTGGTGCAGTCAATATGTCAGGTAATGTTACCATTGATACTCTCAATTTGAATAATCCTCTTAATGGTAATCTCATTGGTAATGTAACTGGTAATTTGACTGGTAATTTGACTGGTAATGTCAATTCAACAAGTGGTGTTAACAATATTAATACTTTGGAGATAAAAAATATTATTGGTATAGGAAGCACAGGAAATGGTGGTGAATTATTATTTGTTAATCCAACAGGATTGAATACTGGTGGTGATGGCACTACACACAACAAATTATTCATAAATGATGAAGGTCGTGTAGGAGTTGGAACCACTGCATTAACAGGTGTAGAATCTAATCGTATTACAGTTCATGGAGACATTCGTATTCATGCTGGTAGTGTTTTAGTCGGAAATTCAGTAGTTCCAAAATCAGCAGTTGACTTCTCTGATGTTGTCAATGTTCCTGATCAAGGGGGAGGATATAGTTGGCCAGTAGATCGTTCTAAAATTGCTTACATGATTCCACCTAAGGTAACAACTGCTCAAAGAAATCTTATGTATGATGGATCTGGGAATGGTGGTCTTGGTGGTGGTTCAACAGTTACTGGTGCGTTGCTATATAATACCACACTAAATAGACTCGAACTTTACGATGGAAATGGTTGGGTAGGTCTCGCAACGGTGGCATAAAATATGGCATTACAAAATTCTGGAGCAATTTCATATAACGATATTAAAACAGAGTTTGGGAATCCAACAGGTAACAAACTAGGTAATTATAGGGTATCAGAGGATTATGGTGATTTAAATAATTTACCATTAGATAGTGGTATTCCTCAGGGAAATAGTCCTATAAAATTCAGTCAATTTTATGGTAAGCAAGCAAACATAGTAGTAGACTTATATAGTAATGTATATGGTAATGGCACTAACTCTAATACGAGTGCTAATTTTGATGTATATACTGGTGCCTTTAATAATAACAGATACGATGTAGTAGGAAATAAAAGTGGTACAGATAGAACTTCTATACCTAAGTCAGGATGGCAAGGTGGAAAGAAAGTAATAATTCATATTAATAAACACTTTGGGTCATCAGGTGCTTCTGATAAGGATGATGTGGCAATAAGAACAGGTAATAACAACAATAATACCAATTCGGCTGGTTGGCCAAATTCAACAGATTTATTTGTTGATGTTGGTACTAATGGGAGAGTTTACGGAAAAGGAGGAAATGGTGGAAGAGGAGCAAACTCAAATAATAATGTAGCAACTGCTGGTGGTAAAGGATCGAGTGCGATGAAGATAATAAGTGGAACAATCGTAAATGGAGAAGCAATAACTGAATCATCTAACTCTCCTACAAATCGTATCGTCGCTGGTGGTGGCGGAGGCGGTGGTGGTGCAGGTGGTGAACAAGATGATTGGAGAGACCCAAACTCTGCTGGTGGCGGTGGAGGAGGAGGAGGTCGAGGATTTCCTGCTGGTAATGGTGGTGAAGGTGGATCAGGTCGTGATAGTGGTTCTAATGGTGAAGTTGGTGAGAAAAATCGTGGTGGAAATCCTGGCGAAGGTGGGGATGACGAAGAAGCACAAGGTGGAGATGGTGGTGAAGGTGGTGAAATACTTGGCGCAAATTCAGATTCTAATGGTGCTGCTGGTGCTAACTCACCCAGAGGACCTACCAATGATAATGCGAAACCTGGTGGAGAAGGTGGAAGACAATTTATTTTTTATTAAATAAACCCAAACCAACCTGTTGCGATATATTTCATATGTGTGTGACTAATTTGACCCATGTGAACATGAGTCCAATAAGATGGCCAAAGGACTAATCTACCTTTTTTTGCCTTAATACCCACTTCAAGTGTTGGAAATAAAGTTCCACCGTCTGGAACATCATTAAGATAAAACATCCATACTAGAACACGATAAGAACTTTCCTTATCACAATTTTCACAATGAGGTTTATAAAAACCCTCACCAGGAAAATATCTTTGAATGTTATAATCAGAAAGACAATGCCATTGTTTTATATAATTGTTTATATCAGGATATTGCACCAGATATTTCTCGACATGCTCCTCTAAATGATCTGATATGATTTGTGAGGTTAAACAGTCAGAGTTGATATTATATGTGATATCAGTAGATTTTTTTGTTGTTGACCTTACCCGACCATTACCGCTACATCCTTTATGATGTAGTTGTTTTTCTTTTTCAAATTCATCAATTATTAAGTCACACTCATCATCTGAGAGAGCATTTTCATAAATTGCAATATAATTAAGATGCACCTTACTTTGCCGATAAAGTATTCCTATACTTACACCCAAAGAATGATGTGATAGCGTATCTTCCCCACCCATCAAAATAATCAGAATCTTCAATTGTGACTTTTCTTACGCCATGCTCCACCCAACCTGGAAAGATGACCATTGTATTATTGTTGCATGGTATTTTGAAATCATACTTTGGGAAAATTAAATCACCGCCTTTAAATTTTTTAGGTTCTCTATAAAAATATGAAAATGCGAGAAATTGTGTAGAACTATCTGTATGAGGATCGTAATATTCATTATTATGATAATATCTAACTTTAGTAGTGTCGTGATTTGATTTAGTTGCTATGCTAGTGCAACCATGAAGTTCGGAAAACTTTTCAAGCACACCGCATCTAAAAAGTTTACGATTGACAGTAAGTATATTCGATAAATTTCTAAAATTTATACCATCTTCCTTAGTTTTACTATGATTGATGTATATATCATCAAGTACTAATGCTTTTGCATTTGTTTTACCAACTACCCCACCATAATTTTCTGCTGCGAGAAGTTTATTAGGGGCAGTGTAAAACATTAATTCTTGCCATATTAATGCGAGTTCAAAATCATTATAAAAATTATTAACGACCATTAATGGAAATGGTTCTACGAATAATTCTGCTTCTAATCTTTCTTTCATATTATTATTGCAACCAAGCCCAAGAGGTTACGAGATATTTATCCCCGTTTATTGGTGGATTACCTCTATGAACGTGAGTATATTGACAGGGAAATATTAAAACATCACCTGCAACTGCCTTCTCTCTTTTATTTTGATATAAAAATTCTGTTTCACCACCATCAAAATCATCATTAATATAGATTTGTATAACAAATGTTCTACGAACATCATATACATAACCATTCTCATAGTGCCATTGATGAAATCCTGCACCACATTTTATTTTTTTTATTTTAATATCATGTATTGAAAATTTTCTTCTTCCTAGTAGTGGAAATCTATCAAGATAATTCTTAATACATGGATTGATCTTTGGAAAAATTTGATCGCATATGAAAGATGATTCTGGTAAAGTTAAATCAGACGTAGAGAAAACATTTACTGCATCTTGATCTTGAAATATTTTATTATTGTCAGGTTGAGGATAAAGCAATGCATTATCATCATAAAAATCAATTTTTTCAATCAACTGACGACACTCTTCTCTTGTAAATATTTTTTCATATCGAATTATAAAATCAGTAATTCGATCATTACCTTTATCAGACATACATAATCAACCATTAATGGTATTATAGCATATATATGTTACTTGTCAAAGTGAGTTTAAAGTGATATAATTAAATTATGAAAAAAATAAATGATTAAAATAGCGATAATTGGTGCAGGAAATGCAGGTTGCATCACTGCTCTTCACTTTTACAAATATCTTATAGAGGATAAAAACTGCGACAGTTTTGAAATATCAATTTATCACAGTCCAGATGAACATCCAATTGAAAAAGTAGGTCAAGGAACAACACTACCTATTTTAGATTTGATCGGTTCAACAATAGGAATGAATTGGTATGATAATAAGATAGGAGCAACATTTAAGTCAGGTATACTCTACGAGAATTGGGGAAAGAAAAATGATAAAATATTTCATCCCTTTGAAATGCCTAATATTGCGATGCACTTCGTACCTAAAAAATTATCTGAGAGGGTACTAGAATCTAATTTATTTACGGTCTACGAGAAAAATATAATTAATCCTGAGAAAGAAATTGATGCTGATATAATTTTTGATTGTCGAGGAAGACATAATCGAGATAGGAGTAATTACGAATCACTGGTCAATCCTTTGAATAGTGTTCTCTTGTCAAAAAAGAAAGGGCGAGATACTGATTTAATTTACACAAAGGCAGTTGCAACACCAAATGGATGGACATTTGTAATTCCAAATCAAGATAGTGTATCCTATGGATACTTATTCAATGACACAATAACTGACAGAGAGGATGCGATCATTGATTTTGTCAAAAGATTTGAAATTGACGAGATAAATGATGAATTAAAGTTTGAAAATTATAGAGCAAAGAATTTTTATGTTGGCGAAAGAACTATCTTGCAGGGCAACATGTATGGATTTATTGAACCGATGGAAGCAACAGCAGTTGGTATGTATCATAGATTATGTA